TGCTGTTTGCTGGAACTTAACAGGCACATTATCAATAACAGGCAATTCCACGAATTCGCCACTCTCTAATTCCTTCTTCAATAATGGCTTAACGCTACATACCTTTTTTGTCTTATCATAACTCAATACTTTAGCCGGCATAGCTGTATGAATACTGGCTAATCTTGAATTCACGAATTTATCAAGAGCATCGTATAATGTTGGTACTTCAGTCTTAACCGTCATTCAGTTATCATCCTTGCCTGCCATTTACCGTCAAGCGTATCGCCTTCATAAATGACTTGCCTTATTTTAAAGAATCCTGTAATGAATTCACTGACAATTTTTATGGTCCTTCCGACATTTAATCCTTCCTGAATCAAAGAAATAACCTCAATGCCCTTTTCTCTTTTAATGGGAATATCTATCATGCCGGTATCCTTAGAGATTACAGTCGCAGTTGTTGGATCCGGCGTGTCATTGTCAACAATAACCTCACCGTCATTGATTGTCCATTCAAGATTTTCTCTATCTAAAATCTTATTCATAACTTCCTTAAAATTACCGAATATACTGATTCCATTAATAGTCTGTTTCTGAAGCTGTGAAATCCCCCTGTCTTTTATCCTGTTGATAATCCTGTTTATTCCTATGCTTGTTAATCCATATCTTTTAAGAACTGTCTTTAATATATCCTCCGTATCTGTTCCCTCTTTAAAGTTTTCTTCTATATGCGTATTATTCGCCTGCTCTTTTTTGTCAATTACTATCAATTTACTAATGATATCGGATCCTTTTTTGCTATGTTCAGCTCTTGTGACATCACCTGAAAATACCCTGTGCAATTTCAATCCGCTGTTGACATCTGAGTAACCGACATTAAGAATAAAATCCAACTCTTCTCCCTCAATAAATCCCCTGCTGTCCTTATTCATGTTAAATATGCTTATGAACGAATTATCCGTTTTTGTTGATTTGCCTTTTATAATCTTAAACTGTGTTCTCAAGTTATTTATCACTAATCCTTCTTCTCCTGGTTTACCAATCCTGACCTCAGCAACCCTATTAAACAAAAATACCATTATGCTGCCTCTTGATACAGCAATTTAATCCTTGTTCCCAATTCGTTTCTTGTAGGGCTTTTACTGGCATCTTCCGTATCATATAATATGAATCTACCGGGGGGCAAATCCTCATTGACAAATCTGCCTATCAAATTCACGTTATGCAGCAATGATATTCCTGCAAGAAGCAAATTATTGTCACTATCAAAAATATTCATTGACCATCTTTCGGATCTGGCATTAAAACTGAATTCAAAGAAATATGTCACTTCCTCAAGTATAATTGAATACTTATATCTTGCAATATCTACCCTGGTTGGTATCTCGATTATAGCCATTAATCTCCTGAGAATATATTAAATAGAATACTTGAACCGGCCTGGTTATCATCACTGACCTCTTTTGTTTCCTGAGCGCCGGTATTGACCTCGCTTGTGGCTGTATGCTCGACTTCTTCTTCAACAATCTCTTTGGGAATCAATGCTCTTTCTGTTTGAACTATTGACACTTCTTCTATTGTGACATTAGCCATCAATGATCCTGAATTAGCCGGAGTCTGCGGAACGCTGATATTAGTTATAATTGCATTTATATATCTTTTAAATCCAAGAAATGCGCTAATCAATACTTTATTGTTATGTAGATTCTCTAATATATCGAATGCTATTTTGGATTTCCTTGATGCTTCTTCAGCAATACTGCCGGATATTTTCTTTACTGCTAATCCACCCAATATTATTAGCTCAGTTGGCAACTGCCGGATCTTATCTGTTATGACAGAAGATAATATTTCTGTAGGCAATCCGATTATCCCGGGAAGCGGAGTGTCACTTATCTGTAATTGAAATGTAGCCCTCTTATTTTCTACGCGCACATGGTCCGTTATTTCAGAGCCATCTTCAATAGGGTTTTTTGTCAATGTAGATTTCATCTCATGAGTAGCCTGCCCTAGCACATGGAACCTCAAAATGCTGGTCCCATTGGTAATAGGGAACTCTAATCTTGATAAATCCTTATTTCTGACTAAGATGTCTAAATCAGCCATTATTTGCCTCTGTCCTCAACCTGGCCCATTAGGTCTATAATCATATCTTCAAGTCCACCTATGCCCTCTCTAACACCTGCTTCTGCTGCTCCAGCCACTCCTGCCACATCTGCCCCTGGTCCTACGGTAATAGGGATGGTGAATGTAGGGCTTATCGTGACTGTACCGGCTATACCCAAAGGCCCCCTAGCCTGTACTGCGCCTTTAAAGGGTATTATACCCCTAAACTGTGGCTGTACAATGGTTTCTTCAAATAATCCCACTGCCTTCATGAGTTCAAGAGTATTCTTAATTAAAGTGAATATTGCCAATAATGGATTTAATGCACCCACTAATATCCGTGCTTGATCAGACATTTCTTTAACTGAATCTGAGAATATCTTTACTATAGAATCTTTGCCTTTAAAGAAAGCTATTACATCCTCAAGTATGAGTATCAAGCCCACGAATGCTACCCCTAATGCCAACGGTAAGAGCATTGCCTTCGCCTGGGCCAATAGGGCGGTGTTACCAAAGATTGTAAAGCTTGATATCAAAGAACTTACTATCAATAGCATATTTCCTAATAATGACAGTACATTAAATGCAAATATTGCTGCTATTGTCAGGGCTAATCCTTTAAGAACTTTCTCTAATCCACCGAAAATATTGACTATCTGGATTAAAACTTTGACTGTTCTTATTCCGACTTTTAAAACATCTTTAGAAAATCCTATAAGCTGTTTTATTAATCTTCCAAGTTTAAGTTGAATAAGTTGTTTATTTACCATTATAAAATCAAGGAATTGTTTAGTCACTGCTTTTGCTTGCGGGAGCATGTCAGTTCCAAGAGCTATGGCTATTTGTATGAACATATCTTTTATATTAGATAGAATTCCAAATAAAGCCTGCATTTGTCTTTTCATAAGATTTGCAAATTTTCCGCCTGTCCCCGCCATTTGTTGAAACGCTTTTTCAACAACGTCGAATCCTACCTGCCCAGCTGAAACCAGATCTTGGACCTCATTTGTCGCCACATTAAGTATTTCGGCTAATGCATCAATTAATGGCACACCAAGAACAGCAAAATCTCTTAATTCTCTACCTGTTAATTTGGCTTGTGTTCTGACCTGCCCGAAATTCAATATCATTCTTCCAATGGGTACTCCTAATCCTGCGGATACGTCTCCAAGTATTTTAAGTGTGGGAATAATCTTTTCGGCTTCAATTCCAAAAGCCAGTAATCTTTTGGCCCCCTCAATAACTTGTGGTAATTGAAATGGAGTTTCTAATGTAAATTGTTTAATTTCATTGAGTAATTTTGTAGCCCTTTCAGATGAGCCTAGCATGGTATTGAATGCTATCTGCCATTGCTCAAACTGGCCCGCTTGCTTCAATAGAAGGGTGGTTGCTATTGATATGCCCGTTATGGCAATGCCAACACCTGTGGCAAGCCTCTTGAGGCTCCTGATATTGCCTTCCATTCTCCTCATGGGCCTGTCATCTACATCAAAACCCCATTTAGTAACGAGTTCCCTTACGGTTATTGCCATTATTTTACCTTGATTTTCGGCATTAATATTTTCTCTAAATCTGCTTTTATCTGCATAGCTTCAAAACAATCCAGTATGTCGTACAAACTCCAATCTTCCTGAACTTCTTTTAATGTCGCATATCCGGCTATTACAGGGGTCCAAATGAATAAATCCACTTCTGTTCCTGCAATTATCCTTTTTAACTCTGCTCGCTTTTCAGCGCTGGTAGAACCTCCCTTAGACTTGATTTTATTCCGGCGAAAAAATCCGAAAAGTTATGCTCTAAAGCTGCTCTGACAACATTCAGCAAGTGCATAATCCTGCCCTGAAAATCTACATCAAGGCTTACTCCCACAAATCCACCTTTCTCATTTTTCTTATTGACATAAGCAAGCATGGTTTTGATAATCCCTAAAACCTCATCTTCATCCAATTTGTTTGTCAACATACCTATGGCTGCGCCAATAAAATCAAAGCCAACATTTGCATCAAGGATAGATCCGCTACTACTTGTTAAACCGCTGACTGCCTTACCTACTGGCGCACCTATAATCTTTGTAAGTTTAGTAAGCATCTTTATTGCCGGCTCTGTAGGTAGATGCCATATTTCATAGGTAC